GTCAGAGAATGTAGTTACAATCTTCTGTATTGCATTAGCATTAGCACCTGGTGCCTTAACAGTGAAAGTTACAGTTCCTCCAGTAATGTCTATAGCATTACCATCAGCATCTTTAAAAGTTATAGGTATTACAACCTTATTACCTCTCCTAATGTTTATTGTGTCCATAGTTCTTAAATTTTAGTGTTTAATTGTTCAACTTTATCAATTAGTTGTTGTACTGCTCTCCACAGTACTTCTATAAGGTAATCCTTAGCTACGCCAAGATATTCACCTTTCTCTTTATATCCTTCTACATTAGCTACAGCTTGGGGATATATAGTAAGCAAATCTTGAGCAATCCAACCTAAATTTCTTGTCTTTGTATCCTTGAAGGTAAATTCCTTCAGGGGTACAGCTTTAATGATGCCCAATGCGTCCAGTGTAGCTTCAGTAATATCTTCCTTTAACCTCTCATCTGAAGAACTCACAAAGGACAGAGTTCCTGTATCTATATTACATTGTATGTATCCTTTATCATTACCTGCGCTACCCGCCTTAAAAGAAATAACCTTGCAAGTACCAGAAGATAAGGCGTATTGATGAAGCAACAAGACTGAATTATTAGAATTGTAATTTCTTATAATGTACATGGGCCAGCTCTCCTCACCACTTCTGAATCTCACCAGCCCATATACATCCATCATATAAGAAGCATCAGCCTGGTCAGTTCTCCAATAATGAGTGTCATCCTTAATATTTTGGAATCCTGACTTACCTATTTGAACAAATCCTCCTGATACTCCTCTTAAGTGAACCTCATAAGCACATACATTGTAAGTGATAGTTAGGTTATGATAAGACGTATAGAAATAATCTTCTACCCAATCACCATTTATATACCTCCACACCATATTTTCTCTTCTTTCATTAACATTATTAGTGATAGAATATACAATTTTAAAATACACCTGAGATGTGGTAACGGTTCCTAAGTTAAGATTAATAGCTACGTCTATGTAATTAGGATAACTACTTCCATTTTGTGGTGCATACCAAGGTGTGGTTACAGAACTTGATGCAAGTAAGGTATTGCTACTATTATAGGCATACACCGTAGCTGTTACCTGATAACTTCCGTTGATGTAATTTTCATAGGTTAGTCCATCTGTTTCATCCGTATCATCCGCATCTAAGGTATAGCTTATATAAACCCTCATCTTATAAGATAAGTAGTATATCTTATTGCTTGTTATATCGAAATGGTAAGAAGAAGACTGTAATGATGAGTAGGTTTTAAGGAACGTATCATTTACGGTAGATTGAGATTGCACATAATAAGTCCGATTTGACAGATTGGTGAAACTGGTAAGAGCATGAGAATTCTCAGTGTAAGAGGTGGCATAAACTCCTGTCCAAGACAAACTTGACCCACCAGTAAAATAACTCACTCCGCCAATGTTTCCTTTCCAAATATGCACTCTCTGAACACCCGAGGCATCATACATGTTGATTTCCTGTGACAATGATATTGTCCCATTAGCATCTGAAGTACTTAAATATCCCCCGCTAATATTCCAATTACCTATCTTACCCGACGTAGCATTAACTGCTCCTTCCAAATAAGCAAGGTTACTCCAGAATCCATATCCTGAGATAGCCTGTCCATTGAAGGTTAGTCCCTGTAAGTTACCCATTCGTGCCTTAAGCTGAGTGGACTTATTAAAGGTAAAAGAGCTAACTCCATCCCAGACATCTATCGCAGGTTTGTCAAAGTCTGAGCTGGAAGCATTTAGTAATATGAATGACCTTCTCGAACTATCAGTAGTATTACCAAATCTTACAAAGTCTTTTCCTGCTATGTTAACCTGAGTAGGAGTAGAGCCATCTGGATTTACTACGTAAATACGTTTTGTTGAAGTATTAGTTGAGTATACTTTATATCTGTACTGCGTTACATCATTGCCGTTAAATTCCTGAGCCCAGATAAGGTCATTAGCATTTACCGTAATCTCTCCGGCACTTTCTACAGTAAAGTAATATTTAGAAACTCCAGAATCCCACAGTAACCCTTCATAAGCTTTAACTGTATCGGTAATAAGTAATGCTCCATTAGTAGCTCTATACTTGTTCACCCTTAACTCAAATACATTCATTGTGCCTCGCACACTAAGCTTGTCCAATTCTAAGTTATACAAGTTATTACTATCCTTCCATAACTTATAACCTGAACCTACCAATCCTGAAGAGTAACTGATAGTCCTACTGGTAATACTATCCCCTGTAATGTCCCCTATCGAAGCAAGAGAAGTACTATACAAAGAAGCATCCAAATTAAGTCTTGTAGTATTATCAGGATTAGTAGTACCATAAAAGAAATGCACTAAAGAGGATTGCTTGGAAGAGTATGGCATATACTTAAAAGTAGCCAGGTCCCAATATAAGATATCAGATTGAATACCTATATTGGTTAGATTACCCCAATGTACCCATGCTTGTCCTGGAGTTTGTAGTTGTGTTTTAGTATAATATCTATCATCATGATTATGTTCAGACAGAGAAAAAGATAATGGTGAGTAAGAACTATTAGCAATTGACCCATCAGCTACTAACACAGGAAAATTACCAGCAACTGCATCTGGTACTAAAGGAATGTAAGACCCTACTGCATTAGAGATTGCATTATGCAAAACACTAAGAGGCATAGGAAGCAGCGTAGCATCCTTGCCTACTCTTATGGCTTTATTGCCTGTAGTAGTAAGTATTTTTACATCCTCACCTGCCATAGCTTATTTCTCTCCTGATACTTTATTCTTTAAAACAGTTTCAGCTTTTAACCTTTCCCTTTGCATAGCAGCATCATCCTTCATTCTTTGTAGTCTTTCTTTTGCTGCTATCTCATCAGCTTTAAGCTGCAACTTCCTCGCTTCAATTTGAAGTTTGATTGCTTGCTCTCTTTCAGCACGTAAAGCTGCCTGCCTATCTCTAAATTCCTTGTTGATAATCTCTTGCTTCTTTATCTCATCATTTATACCCTTCTTACCCTCAGATACAGCATAATCTTTGTTTGCCTGCATAGCTGCTATCTCAAGGTCTATCTGAGCCTGCATATCAATTCTATATTGTTCAAGGTCTAGCTCCCTATTCTTAATATCAAGCTCTTGCTGTAACATAGCTTGCTGGCGAGCCATCGCATCATCAAGCTCTTGCTTCCTAAGCTGCATCTCTTGCTGCTGAGCTGCCTCTACTCTTGCTTCATACTCTTCAATCTTCTTCTGCAGAGCAGCAGGATTCTTAGTTCTATAAAGGTCAAGTATAAGTGATAGAGGAGCACCCTTATTAATAAGCTGAGGTACCATAGATTGCATGGTCCTGAGCATAAGAGAGTCTGAAGAAGAACCAGATACATCTACACCATACTCACTCTCTACAAACATCTCCCAATCAAAATCAAGTATTGCCATAGAACCATCATCAAGAGCATACTGACGTTTGAATGACTTATCTTTCCATGCTACCTTAGCAGCTTCAAGTAAAGCTCTCAAAGCTCTTGATATAGTATTCTCATGCACAGAGAACCATTCTTCTGTAGAGAGAGAAGATTGAACAATAGACCTTTCTACCCCACCAACAGTCTCTCTATTATCTATTGCTCCTCTTCTTTGTGGTGTTATACCACACAGATTATCAAGTTGTCTCTTTATGAAGTCAAGGATAACAAATGTCTGACTTATCTCCTGAGCAAATGACAGGTCAATGACAGAAGAACTCTCATTCATAGTACCAGCAAGCTTACCTGTAGCTGCACCTACATTACCTTCATTAAAAGCATCTATAGGTAGCCACCCAAGATATTCTGCATAGTACATAATCTTATCCATATTCCATCCTGGAGGCATCAGATGAAGAGGGAGCTTACCTATTTTTCCCTTAGACTTAATAAACAAGTCAAGTAGCTTATGCATAAAGGCATTGAATAGATATTGATAGTCTTTACCCATATCAACCAGTGAACGTGCCTTAGATGCATTGGTATTCATTATGGTACCTACAATACCCGGGGAAGACCTGGATATATTATCCATATCTCATCTGAATATCACAAGGCTGCATCTTAATGTATATGTCACTGCCAATCTTTGTACCTTCATACCATTCACTAACCCAATACCAGGTAACTACTTCACCAAGTTCTTCTCTAACAGGATATCCTTCAGGAACAAGCTTTTTAAGTCTATCCCCCGCTTCATCAAAATACTCAAGCACACCTATCTGTCTCATGCCTTTCCATACAGTACGTATAACCCGAATATTACCCTGTGCATCATAATTACCACTGAATACTCCTGTATTACTTGCTGTAGCTGTAACAAGATTACCAAGTCCTATTTGTTGTACATAAGCATCAAGATTAACATCTGTAGACTTGCCCATGCTCAGGCTAGCTACAAGTCCTGCAGTGAGCTTCTGTCCCTCTTCTATCTGCTTAATCTGCTGAGGAGTTAGATACTCATAGTATCTATCAATAACTTCACCTATAGGTAGGTAGCTTTCTTCAACAATAATATCTGAATCTTCAATCTTCCAGGAATCTCCACTACGTAGTGTAAATATATTATTAGGATTAGCTTTCCTGAGGATAGGCTCACCACCAATAACATCAATAATATAAATCTCTTCTGCTACTATGAGCAAGTCTTTAAATCCACGACTAAACTCTTCCCGTAACATCTGAGTTCTAAATAGATAGTCCAGAGTATCCTGAGCCATTTTTTCTCTTCTGTCAAGATATCTGGATTTACTCCATTGTACTATATCCTGAATATCTTTCTTAACTTTTTCCTCATCATAAGCTTCTTTCTGTAAAGTCTGAAAAAGATATTGCATGAATTCCTGATTCACCCTTTCAAGCTTCTGGTTAACTATATCACTATTAATCACAGTGACGTGAGGTACTATCAACCTGTTTCTTTCTTCTCCGCAAAGTAGCTGAATGTTATCACTCAGGATAGGGTAGTTTCTATATACAGTAGGAAAGTATACATCCTGTAGTCTCAGTGGGTTAGTTATTCTCTCAATCTCAGCTTTTTCAATGATACCATTGACAAGGTTATAGTTAATAAGCTTTTCTCTTTTTGTGCTTCTCACTCCTGAACTATTATATAGCCCACCATAGGTTACAAGAGATGCTCCAGCATCTATACATTGCTTGAAGAAGTCTGTAGTCTTTTCTGTATCCTTTCTCTTCTGTGAAGGAAAGTATGTAAGACTGGTATTGTTTGGACTAATTATTGCAGGTGTTTTAGCCATAATATTCAACAAATAATAATATGTGTGACAAAGATACTAAAATTTTAAACATACATAACAAAGGTATAAACTTTTCGTATAGTATCTAATTAATCTATAACATATTGACTATACACAACCTTACCTACATGTCTTGACCAGAAGGGGTCATCTCTTATAGTCTTGACATTCTTAACAAGTTTAGTTATAGTCTTTACCTTATCTTCTCTGTATATCATCAACATGCCAAGTGCTGATACATCATCAAAGTTACCTTTGTCATTCCATGCAGCTAACTCCTTAAGTAAAGGTACAGAGCGAAGTATATCATAGTTTGTTACTTCACTCTCCTGGTCATATCCATATGCTGGCTTGGATAGCCAGTGCATAGCAAGCTCTATTCCTAAAGCATTCACCTTTTCACTCGGTGCAGTACCCTTCTTATTATTACCTATGAGATTACCTGTAGATAGTCCTTTCTCACTTAATATTTCAGGTTCATCTGCTAACAAGTGCAGGGAGTTATGATTATAGAAGTAAGTGTAAATACCAAGGTTAGAGCGTTCATAGTTAGCCACAGCACCATAATACTTAAGTATTCTCCTGCAGTTCTCATAGAATACATTAGAAGGAGGTCTGCCCTTGTAGTGACATACAATCCTGTCTGTATAAGTGTCAAGGACAAGCAGTGAACCAAGTGATACTGTTGAGGATACATCCTTGTCATAACTATCTATACCTGCTATATATCTACCAGAGATAGGCTTACCATCCTGTCCCAATACAGGATGCTCATATATCTCAATACATCCTGGCTTGTTCTTATTATCTCTGATAGGAAAGTCATAGATAGGTTGATTGACAGTATCATGTGTAAACTTTACTCCACCTGTAGATACATCTATTTCAAGAGCAGCCCTAT